TAAGTTGCAGAATAGTTAGAATCTAAACCTAAGTTATCAACTTCCGCAGAAATGTCATCCGCGGATGTAATAAATTCAGGACCCGGAGCGTTCATAATATATAAAGAATCCGCTCTTTCGTTTTCTACCATATCAATTGCTTGGTTTACCAATGAACTGTGGTTTAAGAAATCGATACCAGGAGTTGCAAATACGTTAATATCAACAGCTTCAGGGTTAGCGAATGTCTCAATACCTTGTAAATAAGAGTAGTAATCAGAATTGGCAACATCAACATTAAACACACCACCATTATCTTGGTTGTTAAGTGTATATGTAGATTTACCAAAAATGTTAGCATCTCCCAATGTTCTTACGTTTCTATAGATGTCCCATCCATCAAAACCACCACATACCGCAAATGTAAATTTACGATTTGCTAATGTTGTAAGTTTATTACCTGTTCCTGATTGACCCTCTAAATCATATGGAGTTGTTTTAAACGCATATCCTGAGTTTGTTGCCCCTGTGATAGTTGATGCATTTGATGATAAGTGGAAACCGTGTGTTACACCATTTGCACCTAAACCCTTGTATTTCAATAAGTCTCTATCGAATCCAATTTTAGAAGAAAGACCTAATGATACTTTTCTAATTTTATCACCACCTTCGATATTTTCAGAACCATCAGCGTCGTATGTTACAACATCACCAGCGTCATAGTAATCTGTTTTATATAAAACATCACCTAATTGTGAACCAGAACCAAAACTTGAATTAGTTGTAAATCCTTTGAACCCTGATGGGAAAGCATCTGTTGGGTGACTACTTGCCATTGACAACATGATATACTTTGAACGTAATTCATATTCACCATCTGATGTACCCACTTTTCTAGCAACATAACCCGGTAAATCAGGATTCATTGAACATCTTGAATATTTCTCAAGAACTACTTGATTATCATCCGTATCGTTAAAATCACGTACAATTAAATCAAATTCGCCTGTTTCAAGATTAACATTTTGAATAGTAATTTTAACTTGGAAGTTAGCAGCCTCACCGTCTGATATTGTAATAACATCAAACAAATCTGAAACGTTACCACCACGTACTTCTGAAACTACAGTTGGTGACAATGTTGTATCCCAAGATTTTATAAAGTTATCACCTTCACTTTCATAAGCTTCGGTTAAACTTAAACCTCTTACATAACCTCTTTGGTATGCCTCTTTTAATAATTTTGGATAAACTTCATGAACATAAAGAGGGAATTCAGTTCTACTCTTATCAAACACACTTGTACCTAATACTTTTGTGATATATTTTGTAGAAGTTGTGTCTAAAGAACAAGTGTAAGATTTTGCACCTGTCGAACCTGTAACATTAATTATAAATTCACCTAATGGGTTAATTTCAATGTTATCAACATCTTCAGTTATTGAGAAATAACCGTTTGTTGTAATTTCATGTGACAATGTGTTTCCACTATAACCACCTCTTGACCTTAAACCAGCAACAATTACATTGTCATAATCTGAGTTTAAAGTTGCGTTGTATGTATATTTTGTAACATCAAATCTTGTTGTACCACTATTATAAATGAATTTATATGTGTATACTTCATCGTCATTATCTGACACTAACACATTATACCATTCTTTATTGTTTACATTATCAGCATATACTTTACCCGTTAACGGAGAAACCTTTTCTGTTCCTGTTGGTTCAGATTGTCCACTTGGTAATGCACCCATAATAAACCAGTTATTATGATTTGCAGATGTAAACCCGCTGAAAGTTTTGAAAATGTAATCGGTAATTGTATCACCATCTATTGATGTTTTACCTGATAATTCAGCGTAAAGTGTACTACCTGTTAAATTTGCCATGGTGTTACCTGACATTACTAAACCTGTTGTTACTCCACTGTATGTACCTAAGTTAATACCTCCGATTGTTTTGATACCAAATGTTTTGTTTGGTTTATATCCTGTCAAACCTAAAATTCTTGTTACGAATAATTGGTTGGACTCTTGTAAATAAGATTTAGCAACATAAGGAAGTTCATATTTTGGATTAAGGTTACCATCTTTTTCAGGAGAAGTACCACCAAAATAGGTTTTAAATTCGTCGAAATCTGTAATCAATATCGGTTCAAATGCTGGACCCTTTAATGTCTCACCCACTAAACCCAATGTTGTTACTCCGACGCTCTGTGCTACGAATGTTAGATCCTTCTCAGATGTGTAGACACCTGGAGAAACGAATACTCTGTTTGAATTTGCCATCGATTTTTGTTTGGTTAATTATTTTTATTAGTTATCTAATAAATATCTTTGTTTTTACCAAAGATTTCCCTACTTTTTTAAAAAAGATATATTTATATCTTTTATTATCTTTTATTATCCTTCTATATGGAAAACAAGCAGAAAAACGTAAAAATTAGTGAAAAACACCACGAGATGTTAAAAATACACTGTGAAAAAAGCGGATTAAAAATCTACAAAGTTTTAGAAAAATTTATAGAGGACACATGTAAACCCAAAAAGAAAGATATATACGGTGAAAGTTAGTGTAGATATGTTATACCAATAACAGAACCAATTACGGGTTCGCCTAACAAGGTAACTTGATTTGTTCCTGTAATGTCAAAACCAGAACCCTCCTCTTCAACAAGACCATTAATATCTAAAGTGACAATAGCATCAATTGAATTGATTAATGTAAAGGTTAATGTATTTCCATTATAGGTGTAATATTCCGTGGAAATCTGCATTGTCTTACCGTAATTGTCGACAATGACATTATTTCTTCCCTTATAATAAGTTATTGTAATTGAACTACCCTCAGATGGTGCCTCAACAAATGTGATTTTTGATGTGGTTGAAACATGAAAATACTCAACATCTCTTTCTTGTAAAAGACCATTAACAGAAACATTAAATAAAATACCAATACTTTCACCAACACTAAATTGAGTTTGCATACCGTCGCCAGTAAATGACATAACTGTAATATCAATTATCTTATTGATGAATTTCTTTTGATAACCCTTAGGTTCAATAAATTCGTTTAACAATATCATTCTACTTATTGCGGGTTTCACTTCGAATTCCTCTGAGTCAATAAGGAAACCTAACATCGTAAACTTATAATTTTGTAAATAAAATCTACGACCGTCTATAAGTTCCATCGGGGTATTATCCTCAATACTATCCAATATAATCGGAATATAATGACCCTTAACGGTAGTGTACGCCTGTCTAGATGAGAATTTTTGTAAAACAATTTTATTGAATTTGTTTAAGTCTCTAATCTTGGTACATACAATATTAATTTCATATGTAATATCTATCGCAACGGGTTGTGGCATTTTATAAACATCGGCACCTAACTGATTTCCATTCCATGTTGGTACTGAAGCGTAATAAAAAGTACTTCTATCGGGTATGGTTCTTTGTACTACGGGATTTGTACCGGGTTGTACTTCAGGTCTTCTAACAATAGATACAAATGGTAGTTTCATATTACCATCATCATCTGAGAATTCCCAATTATTTGAAAACTCACCCCATCTTTGTATTGTTAATATTCTTGGAATGATTGGAATACTATTACCGTCACTAACCACCTTAAAATGAGTTTTAACGAAGTCTAACATTCCACCGTCCAAATCCTCATGTAATATAGAATCAGGTAGATACGAGTCTGATTTAGTTATTCTATCCAATAACTCTTGTCTTCTCTCAATCACCTGTTTACCTTGATAAGTTTCCTTACCTCCGTATACGTCTATATTATTTTTTCTTTTAGGTACACCCATATTATACGCCTCTAAATTCGGATTCCTGTGCCGGTACACATGTTATTGTTCTGTAGTGAGGTTTAAAACCAAACATTTTATGTTTATTGTCAGATGTTACTCTACCGTCATTTGATACTGTATAGTATCTTAATCTTTCTTCACTATCTGAATATCCAATAAAATCACCATATCTTATATCGATTTTTAATTCTTCCAAATGATTTATATAAACCGATAATGTTAGATTACCAGGTTCCGCATAACGATTTAAACCATTTTTATATGAGGAATTTTTAGGTTCGTCTATTTTTACCAAAGCATTAAATTCAATAGGTGGTAAGTACTTTACTTGGTCTTTACCCACCTCAGCGTAAATGTCGTCCGTCACCGTATTTTGTCTGTCAACACGGTATAGAACTAATTTCATATTCAAATCACCATGTAGATACTCTTGACCCATCTGAATGTTGATGTCAAAGTCGTCTTGTGAGAAGAATTTACTAAGTCTTGTAATTGGAACCTTGTTATTCATATCCTAATAAATAGTTTAATCTTACAATCTATTTAGTTATATTATATTATATTATGGAAACAAAAATTCCCGAGGTAGAGGCTCGAAACATTTTATCAACATATGAGGGTTCTAATAATCAATTATTAGAATGGAAGAGAAAGTTTGCGGATGTTAAAAATTTTAAATTAACAAGACCTCAGGCGGAGTATGTTTTTAAATTTAAAGATGTAACACCAAAAGTCGCAAGAAAACACATCAATATAGTTAGTACGTTTGATGAGAAGATAATGGAAGAAAGATTGCTCCCAATACCACCAACTAAAATTTGGTGTGAAAAACTATTATGTGAATCGGATAAGGCGTATCATATATGGGGTAAAGTTTTAGAAAGTGACCAATTAAATGCGATGTGGTTACCTAAGGCGGCAATAGTACAAGAGGAAAAAAAATTAAATAGGGTTATTGATTACTCACCATATAGTACCAGACCTCCAATGGAACACCAAAAAATTGCGGTTGAGAAATTATTGGCGAATGATAAATTCATATTAGCGGATGATATGGGTCTTGGAAAAACAACATCTGCAGTAATCGCATCGTTAGAAAGTAAAGCGAGGAAGATACTTATAGTATGTCCCGCATCTTTAAAAATAAATTGGGAGAGGGAAATAAGAAACTATTCAGATAGAAAAGTTTTAATTGTCGAAGGACGTAAATGGGGTTCTACTTTTGATTTCTACATTATTAATTACGATATTATTAAGAACTACCACACTACAGACAAGAGTGAGGATAGCGACGATTATAAACTTTTGGTTAATGCCAACTTTGACTTGGCAATCGTAGATGAGGCACATTACATTTCAAACGCAACCGCAAACAGAACTCGACTACTAAATGACGTTCTTGAAACCATACCTAAGGTTTGGTTATTAACAGGTACACCAATGACATCTCGACCAATAAATTATTTCAATTTATTAAAAATTGTTGAATCACCATTAGCACTGAATTGGCAATCATATGTTCGTAGATACTGTAAAGGTTATCAATTTAATGTGGGAAATCGTAAAGTTTGGAATACAAGTGGTGCGAGTAATTTGGATGAACTTCGTGAACGAACAAAAAATCTTGTTTTACGAATAATGAAAACCGATATTCTTGATTTACCTGAAAAAATAGTAACTCCTGTGTTTGTGGAATTAAGTAGTAAAATGTATGATGAGGAGTTAGAAGAATTTACACGTATTAGTAATGACAAGAAAAATGACGAAACCATTACTGTAACGTTAAATCGTTTAATGAAAATTAGACAACTTATTTCTTACGAAAAAATCCCATACACTTGTGAGTTAATTGATAAATGTTTAGAACAAGGTAAGAAGGTTATCATATTAACTAACTTCACTATGACTCTCGATATGTTACATGAGAAATATAAAAAGAATTCTGTAACATTGGATGGTCGTATGCACAAAGATAAGCGTCAAGAAAATGTGGACAGATTCCAAAACGACGATAAAATAAAAGTGTTCATTGGTAACATTAAAGCTGCGGGTGTTGGTATCACATTAACCGCTGCCGAGGTTGTTATTATGAATGACTTATCATTTGTACCGGCGGATCATTCACAAGGTGAGGACCGTGCATATCGTTACGGACAAAAAAATAGTGTTCTTGTTTATTATCCAATATTTGAAAATACAGTTGAGAAGATTATCTATAACATCTTACAGAAAAAGAAGAACGTTATTGACCAAGTAATGGGGGACGGGGAATATTCAGAATCGTTCAGTAAAGATTTATTGAAACAACTTCTCTAACTCATCTATTTTATTAGTTAGAAGGTTATCTAATTCTTCATCTTCCTCGTTAATGATATTAATAACTATTTTTTTGTTAGGGGACACGGAAAAGTCCACATAATTACTGTC